AAGCGTTCGCGCACGATGTTACCCAACCCGAGCTGGTACCACATGTTCAATGTGGGCTCAGTACAGATTGTACGGCTTATGTCGATGTTCTTAGGCACACAGGAAAGGCGATTACCTTCGACTAACTTGGGACCATTACACTTAGCAAATCTGAGGCTTTCAGCCTCATGCCAAGACGTAAGGTTCGCGATGTTAGCCCTGTACTCCGCGTACAGAGGAAGACCAGTTGTGGTTAACTCTGAGGAGAACATCTTGGTATAGAAGTCTCCCCCTCGGCCAGCTACGCTAGCTCCTGGTCCGGTCTCACCAGATTCGAAAATCTGAGAGAACGAATCCACGAGCGGCATCCCTTCCGGGTGGAGGAAGCGTTCGAGACACGTTTTCACGTTCCCGATAACTTCTTCATCCCAGCTGGACGAGACCACAAGTTTATAAGTTCGCATCCGTTCATTAACGGCAAGGAACTTCTCAATAGCCTTGGCATCTGCCTTAGGGTTAGGGTCTTCAAATTTCTTGAAGACGCTCTCTAAGAGCATTGTTGCGGCTACCGAGCGCAAATTCGAGAACGGACTTTTTTTGTCCATAAACGAAATCTGCGAAAGGTCAGCTTGAAGGCAGGAAAAGAGAAAATGCCGATTAGGTGCGGACATACACTCTCTCCAATGGTGTCACTTAAGCGAAGTATCCCCTTAATAGAACGATGGAAGGTCCACCAAGCCAAAAACTTTGGCAAGGTAACCAGCCAGCGCAATAAGAAGGGTGTTTACCAAATCTCGTGCTGAGAACTTCTTGCCATTCATGGTCTAAAGACCATTCGTGATAAGAATAGTACCCAGCGCCGAGCTATCGGTGAACGCGATACCGAACAAAAGTGAACAGGCGGCACGAACGGATTCGGGGTCGGCTACGTCAGCACCGGCAGGCAAGGACATCGATAATTCGAAAAGTCCGACCTGACGAGGCTGCCCGGAGACGACTTCCAAACCCTTACGAACGTTCCATTTAAAAACGTTCTTCGGGACGCTGTTTAGACCTCCAGACGCATTCACGGGAGGCAGGCTCTTTGGAGCCGCTACCTTGAAAAACGTCGTGGTAAACGGATTGCTGAGGCTATTAACCTCAACTCCCGTTTGGGTCCCACCAAGAGCCGAGACATAGAACTGCTTCCCATGGGCAGCAGGGGCTACGTCAGCGACCAGAGTGTACGTCGGCGACGTCAGACCCACTTGTGGGCCTCCCGTAACCGGCGATGTTGGTGCGAAAGGCATATTGGTCCTTTCTCTAACAGGTTATAGTGTCCGTAAACGCGCCAGAGCCGCAACATTACACCATTTCCTCCAATTCTTCGACCCAGGTATTTCAAACCTGAGGCTAGGAACCAGAGAATCTGAGTAAGGTGTGCGGTTAATGTATTTACGGTCCCATTCGACTCGCGAAGGCGTGTAGTCAAACACTTTCCAGCTGAGACTTGCCGGGTAAGGCGGACTTGAAATTTCCTCAATCACGGCCTGTTCGGTTGAACGGGTCGAATGATTGCGGAAGGTCCGCGCTACCCAAGCAAGATCGCTGCGTGGAAAACTAACCGCCTCGATTATATCTCCTACATTGGAGAAATAATCGACTAAGAAGGAATATGGTATAGCCTCCCAGACAGCAGGTAAGAAGTCACGGGCTCTAACGCCCATTTCTTCAACTGCTGCACCTGTCGGGCTGTTTACCTCAACCTTCACAGCTCCGTAGAAGGTCACGTCATACTTGAGTTGCGTTTTCGTAACCCAAGTGATCGTAGGCCCAGAATGATTCCTGGAAGCGGAAGTAAAGGTGGGTGGGTCATCATTATCTGAAGTTCCGTAGAAACGTGCCAGAGGGGTGCGTGCCGCAAGGCGACGCAGTCCATGATACGCATCAACAGCATCAGACAATAATGAAGACCAACCAAA